ATACAAAAGATATGTATCTCATGGGCTTTCATCCAGAAGATGAGAGCAATGAGTTATTAGATGAAAGTCTTGATATGGAAGAAGATTCAAGTCCTCCTTATGCTATGATTTTTTTCCAAAGATTAAGTAAGTTGCAAGAAGCTTCAGATTCCCTTAGAATAAAAGGGTATTACAATATATGCGAAGACTATTATGATGCTGGATCTTTATATGAACGTAGAAAATCTATTTATAGGAGATTAAAGAATGGTAATGAAAAAAGCTAAAAAGATGATGCGTGGCGGTGTTGCTAAGAAAAAAGCTAAAAAAATGATGCGTGGGGGTAATGTATCTCCTAGAAAAGCTATGGCTATGGGCATGATGGATGGCGGTAAAGTAAAGAAAGCCAAAAAAATGATGCGTGGCGGTAAAGTTAAAAAATAATGACTGTATCAGGTTCAACTAATTTTGAACTCGATGTATCCGATTACATCGAAGAAGCGTTTGAGCGTTGTGGTTTAGAGGTTCGTACTGGTTATGACTTAAAAACTGCTAAAAGGTCGTTGAATCTTTTATTTGCTGATTGGGCTAATAGAGGGCTTAATCAGTGGACTATTACTCAAAGAACACAAACTGTAACGCAAGGTGACGCAGATATTACTTTGGGTGCAGATGTTATTGATGTTTTGTCTATGGTTGTTCGTAGAGACAGCACAGATATTAGCATGGAGCGTGTTAGTAGAGATGAATATCTTTCTATACCTAACAAATCCACTCAAGCTAGACCCACTCAATTTTTTATAGACAGACAAATAACACCAGTTTTAAAAATATGGCCTGCTCCTGAGAATAGCACAGATGTTTTAGTTTATGATGCTTTAACAAGAATTGATGACGCTGATACATTTACAAATACTGTTGAAGTGCCTTTTAGATTTTATCCCTGTCTTGCTGCTGGTCTTGCATATTATTTAGCAATTAAAAAGTCTCCAGATAGAATACAACTTCTAAAAGCCATTTATGATGAAGAGTTTGAAAGAGCAATGACAGAAGACAGAGATAGAGCTTCATTTAATGTATCTCCTAATCTTAGGTACTACAGGGTTTCTTAATGAGTAATTTTGCATCTGGTAAATATGCTTATGGTATTTCAGATCGCTCTGGGTTTAGATATCGATTAAAAGATATGAGAAAAGAATGGAACGGTTCTTTAGTTGGATTTGATGAATTTGAACCAAAACATCCACAGCTTGAACCATTGAGATACAGAACAGACCCAGAAGCTTTAAAAAATCCTAGACCAGATACAAATGATGACAACGATTCTTTTGTTGTTTATACAAATACAGGTTTGGGAATAATAGGCACTGAGCTAGAAACTTTTAAATTAACTGGTTCTGTAGGAACAGTTACAGTGAGTACGACATGAGCTTTACATTTACAACTTTAAAACAGGCTATTCAAGATTGGACAGAAAATGACGAAACAACTTTCGTTAGTAATCTTAATATCTTTATTAAAAACACAGAAGAACGTATTTTAAAACTTGTTGATTTAGATTTTTTTAGAAAGAACGTGTCTGGTTCAACTTCAAGTAGTAATCGTTTTTTAGCTACACCTACTGATTATCTAGCATCTTTTTCATTATCTGTTACAAATGGCAGTAATAAAGAGTTTTTACTGCTGAAGGATGTTAATTTTATACAAGAGTTTAATCCTAACTCTTCAACTACTGGAACACCAAGATATTATGCGCCTTTTGATGTAAGTAATTTTATTTTGGCTCCAACTCCAGATGCAAACTATGTTTCTGAGCTACATTATTATTATCGGCCTCAATCAATTACTGCTACTAGCGATGGAACTTCTTGGCTTGGCACAAATGCGCCAGATACATTGCTTTACGGATGTTTGGTTGAAGCATATACTTTTATGAAAGGTGAGGCTGACTTATTACAACTTTATCAAGCTAGGTTTAACGAAGCTATATCTCGTTTAAAGAACTACTGTGAGGGCGTAGAAAACAGTGAAGCATACATGGAGGGTCTTGTTCGCGTTCAAAAAACATAAGAAGGGCAATATGAAAAAATTAAAAGGTAAAAACATAGCGATTGTTGCAGTAGGCGGATCGTTTTCAGAATACGTTTTATCAAGAATAAACTCTGTAAAATATGATGAAGTATGGGGCATTAATAGTATTGGTGCTATATTTCATGTAGACAAAACATTTATGATGGATCCTGCGAGTAGGTTCTTAGATGATGTAAAGGCTGGTTTGCAAACAGGTGTTGGTAGAGAATTTTTATTAAAAACACCTAACAAAGGGCCTATATATTCTTGTGCATTAGATGAACGTGTTCCTGAAATTATTGAATATCCTTTAGCAGAAGTTGTTAAAAAGGTAGAAGCTTGTTATTTTAATAATACTGTGGCGTATGCCGTTGCTTTTGCCATTGCAGCCGAAGTGGGCAAAATTAATTTATTTGGAATAGATTTTTCATACAAAAAGAACATACACCACGCAGAGGCGGGTAGAGCTTGCGTAGAGTTTTGGTGTGCTATTGCCACAAAAAATGGCATACCTGTTCAAGTCGCAAGATCTTCTTCACTGCTAGACACTAATGTTCCTGACAATGAAAAGCTTTATGGATATCACAGGTTAGAAAACCCTTTGGTTCAAACTTTTTCTGAAGGAAATTTAATGATAGCAAAGCAAAGTGAGATGACTGCTCCAGAACCAATTGATAGCCAAGAAAAAGACGCTGTATTAATTGGCAGGCACGACATTCCAAATGTAAGTTATATTGAAGAAAACAAGCCCAAAAGAGGCCGACCCAGAAAGGTTAGAAAATGATTAGTGTAGAGACAGGGGTAACTGTTCAATCTGTAAACGTAATGACCTCAGACGAAGGGGGTTTAAACACGGAGCAACTTACTCAATTAGCTATGGATAAGGTTATAAATGTTGCAGATAGCGCACCGCCTGCTATAAAGGATCAGGCGGAGGCTTTTCGCGATTCTATAGAGAATGTGCTACGTCATTATATAGAATTGGCAAGACGAGAAGAACGTGCTACAATCGCTTATAGGATGGCGAAAGCTGGACAAAAAGAAATGGCTGATCTTGTTAGGAGAATATAAATGGCTATAGCTCAAGCAATGTGTACTTCTTTTAAGAAGGAACTTTTAGAAGGTGTGCATAATTTTAAAAACTCTGGTGGAGGCACTTTTAAACTGGCTTTATACGCAGAGGGAAGTGGTGGTAAAAGCTCTACAACCGCAACATTAGGTGCAACATCAACTGTATTTGTTACAACAGGTGAAGTTGCTTCAAGTGGTACTTACACCACTGGGGGTGGTTCTTTAACTAGAGTAGACCCAACAACTTCTGGCACAACTGGATTTACTGATTTTGCAGATTTAAGTTTTACAACAGCAACAATCACAGCAATGGGTGCTTTAATATATAATTCATCTGCTTCTAATAAAGCTGTTGCAGTTTTAGACTTTACATCAAATAAAACGTCTACTTCTGGTACCTTTACAATTCAGTTTCCAACAGCAAACGCTTCTAACGCTATTATTCGCATTGCGTAGGTGGCGTTATGGCTCTTGTTTTAGGTGATCGTGTTAAAGAAACTACGACCACGACAGGAACAGGGACTTATAACCTTGGTGGTGCTGAAAATAACTTTCAGGCGTTTTCCGTTGTAGGTAACGGAAACACAACTTATTATTGTTGCCAGGATAGTTCTAACTTTGAAGTTGGGATAGGAACGTACACTGCTTCTGGCACTACATTAGCCCGAACTACTATATTGCAGTCTAGTAATTCAGATAATGCTGTAAGTTGGGGTTCTGGTACAAAAACTATTTTTTGTTGTTACCCTGCTGAAAAAGCCGTTTTCTTAAATGCCAGCAATGATTTAAACGCATTATCGTCTGGTGCTGTAATTATAACCACACTAAACTCAGACACTCCTTCTACAACTACTTCAAGCAGTGATGCTGATTTTATTTTAATAGATGACGGTGGCACAATGAAAAAGATCACCCCAGCTAATCTAGGCATTGGGGATGGTGCGTCTAAAGGTTTTGCTACTGCTATGGCAATAGCATTGTAGGAGTTAAACATGGCACAGGATTTTGAAAGAAATATAGCAAGAAATATAGGGACTTCTGCAAGCACCCTGAGAACAGCAAACTCAGATGACGCGGTGGTTGGAATTAATATTGCTAACGTGACAACATCTCAGATATTAGTTGATGTGTATGTAACATCAAGTTCTTCTGATTACTATATTGTTAAAGACGCTCCTATTCCAACAGGGTCTTCGCTGCAAGTTTTAGATGGTGGCGCAAAAATTGTGTTGCAGTCAGGAGATGCTTTGAAGGTTGTAAGTAACACGGCTACTAGTTGTGATGCTTGGGTTTCAGTGGTTGATGCAATCAGTACATAGGAGATGTTATGCCTTATATCGGTGGTCAGCCAACAGCAAACTTTGTAGATATACCAGCCGTAGAGCGATTTAACGGAAACAATTCTACCACCTCTTTTACATTATCTAGAGCAGTAGGAAATGACCAAGATATTGTTGTTTCTGTAGATGGTGTTATTCAAGACACAAACAAGTATAGCGTAAGTGGTACAACACTTAGCTTTAGCACTGCTCCCTCTACAGGCACAGGTAATATCTTTGTAAATTTTCTTGGTCTTAATATTGCCACAGTTACACCTCCGACAGCTAATAAGTCTGACTTTCTTGGTGGCGGTATGTTTCGTGTGAATGATAAGACTGTAGGTGTTAATGTCACGATAGGTGGCGCAGAGAATGCTAGTGCTACTGGTCCTATCACTGTAGGTTCGGGGATAACGCTTGATGTAGAATCAGGTGGTACGTTGGTGATAATATGAGTACATTAAAGGTTACAACGATACAAACATCTGCTGGTGGTCCAGTTACGCTGACTAAGGCAGATACAGTTAAGTTTTGGACTAACTATGATGCAGTTAATCAAGTTACAAGAGGTTCGCTTAATCAAAGTTCTTTAACAGATGAATCTGTGGGAAATTTTTATAGTACACTTACAAATGCAATGAGTGGTGCAGAAGATAAATGCGTTCAGTGTACTGCTTCAAATAGTGACACTACTGGTGGTGGTGGGTCTGTAGCTGGTAGTGGTAGAGGTATAGATTGTGCTTATGGAAGTCATGTAACTTCAGAAGGTCGTGCTTTTGCAGCTAATGAAGTGCAGTTCAGTTCTAGCTACGGAGCAACTGCTGGTTCTAATGGTGCATTTGATGATTTTGTAAGCACTAATGTAACTGTAATTGGAGACTTAGCATGAGTGAAATCATTACAGACAAACTCACTGGTAAGACCTCTGCTGGTGATGTGGACGTTACCTCTGAAGGCGGTGCGGTTACAATGCAACTGCAACAGGGGTTGGCGAAGGCTTGGATTAATTTTAATGGCACAGGTACGATAGCATCAAGAAATACCTTTAATACTACGTCACTTACTGATGTAGGCACAGGAAATTATTCTTTTGATTTTGTTAATGATATGAACAACAATGATTATGCTATAACTGGTGGTGCAAGAAGTCCAGGAGTAGCAAGTGGTTTATTAAATGCGCCTCCTGATGCCGAAAGCGAGGCAGCTACAGATTCTTTAGAGTTTTATGCACTTAGTTTGGCTGGCAATCCTACTGATTTTAATCATATTTATGTTGTTGTACACGGAGACTTAGCATGAGTACCTTAAAAGTAGACAATCTCCTGTTGCAGAACAATAATGCAGGCACTGGTAGAATACTTGAGGTAGTATCAGGTGTATGTGATGGAAGTTCAATGACTACTTTGAGTGGCACATATACTTTTGAAAACGTGACAGCGAAACAAACTCTAAGCACAAGTTATCAAGACCAAACAGGTAGCCTTATAAATTATAAGCCTCCTGAAGGAACAAAAAGAGTTATATACGAGTCTTATTTTCACATAATGGGTATTGATCCTGACCCTATTGGGCATCACAGGCTGTATGTAGACGGTGTAGAAGTTGAAGCTGCTAGAGTAACTTACAGGGCAGAAGACCTTCAAGGCAGAGTTTCTTTTAAGTGGATATTCACTGTTGGGGCTTCTGCGGATAATATTAATTATGGGAAGTTTATTAATTGGACAAGTTTAAAAGAAATTAAAATACAAGTTAGGCAGTATAATGCGTCTAACGAATACGACTTACACAGCACAAACCACTGGGATGGAAGTGGCACAGATATCTTTTCAGTTCCAATGTTATTTATAACAGCAATAGGATAAACAATGAATACACCACAATTTAAAAGCACACATTTATTTGACAGACTATGTTGGGCTAAAGAAAACTTAGATGGGGTGCAGTCAGACTACCGTGTAGTATATGAAGATAACATAGAAGAATGTGCAAAGATACTTGTGCCTGACCCAAATTGGATGGCTTGTGCTTTACAGGGTGGTATATTGCCTCCTGTTTGGGTATATTGGGAATTAAAGAAAGATGAAGCACAACCTGGCTTCAAGAAACATACTCGTGGTTACTTGTTACATAACACAGAACCAATGGAAGCTATGACTGAAGAACAGGCAATAGAATACCTAATTCAGAAGGATGTACCAGAACATGTTTGGAAGAATTGGGATGAAGGTAATCGTCCTAAGATGGTTATCTGTAGGAAGAATCAACTTCCTGCAACTAGAGAATGGCGTAACTCTTGGCGTATTAGCGAAGATGTTACCGTAGCAGCATAACTTATAGGAGTATTAAAAATGGCTGTAGCAACTTATATTGTTGATAAGGACGGTAATCAAGCAAATGCCGCTAGTGTAACCGTACCTTCAAATAGAGACTTTCGTGGTGCTTGGTCACTAAGCGGTAGTGTTATCTCAGAGGATTTAACTAAAGCAAAAGAAATCTTCAAAGATAAAATTCGTGAAGTAAGAGCCCCACTGCTTGAAGCAGAAGATGTTGTTTATATGAAAGCATTGGAAGCTGATGATGCAACTGCAAAAGCAGCTAGTGTAACAAAGAAAACCAATCTTCGTAATGCTCCAGCAGCTAGCGCAATAACAGATGCAACAACAATTGCAGAATTAAAAGCAGCATGGGATACTAGCCTGTTAGGTGCAAGCCCTTACGCATAGGAGTGGGCTATGGCACTAACACAAATTATCAATGCTGGTATTGGCTCTAGTAACACTGTGACAAGTGAAGGGGGTAATGTTACTACCTCTTTGCAACAGGGGTTGGCAAAATGTTGGTCTAATTTTAATGGAACAGCTTCATCTGTAAGAGACAGTTTTAACGTGGCTACCTTAACAGATAGAGGCAATGGTCAATGGACTTTAACAGTAACTAATAATTTTGGAAATGATGATTATTCAGGTTCAGGTTCTGCGTCTGATTCTTATCCTGATGCAGATGCTAGGAATAGAATGATTTTAAATATGCCTAATTCTGCATCTGAAATTTATATAAATGGTTTCACTACAGATGGAGCTGCTGACGCTACTCTGGTTTATATAAGCAGTTCTAATCACGGGGACTTAGCATAATGGCAAGCGAATTAAGAGTAGATACACTAAAAGATGCCAGTGGTAATAACTCCGTTGGCTTGTCGTATGTAGCAAATGGTAGTGCAAAGGCTTGGAACTCATTTAACGGCACTGGGACTATTGGCTTTATAAAAAGTTTGAATGGAAGTTCTTTAGTAGATTCTGGAACAGGTGAATATGATGTAAATATAACAAGTGCTATGGATAGCACAAGTTATTCTATTTTGTGTAGTAATGGACTACACGTTTCTAGCAATAATGCCAACACTCTGGCTTATCAAAATACAGCTAGTCAATATTCTACAGCACATTGGGAAAACAATAGTAAAGTTGACATATCATATATGAGTGGTCAGATACACGGAGACTTAGCGTAATGCCATACATAGGAAAAAGCCCAACTAACGGTGTACGCACACGCTTCTTATATACAGCTAGTGCAAATCAAACCGCTTTTTCTGGTAGCGATAGTGCGTCCAATGTTCTTACATACTCTGATGGTATGTATATGGATGTGTATCAGAATGGTGTGCTACTAAAACCTACCACAGACTATGCCGCAACTAATGGAACATCTGTAACATTAACAACAGGGGCATCAGCTAGTGATGTCATTGAGATGGTTGTGTATGATGTGTTTAACATTCAAGGTAATTACACCAAGACTGAATCAGATACACGGTATCCTTTCAAAGGTAACAACAGCATTATACGTCTTAATGGTCAGACAATAAGCAATGACCTTACAATAGACAGTGATGAAAATGGTGTATCAGCAGGTCCTATTACACAGAGTGCTACGGTTACTGTTAATGGATATTGGAGTATAGTATGACCAGTGTATTAAATGTAGATACGATTGCAGCAAAAGATGGCACTAGCCCTGTTGCGTTGACTAAACTACAAACACTTCATGTCAGAAATGGTTTTAATCTGAGCAGCACAACATACTTTGAAATGACGACTAATACGGCAAGCAGTGAAAATTTTAATGTTAGTTCCAATTCTGATAATGGAACTGGATTATCTACAGCTAATATTACAAGCACTTTGTCTACTACTCAATTTATTATAACTGGGATTACTATGGAAACTAACAACTGTATAACTCATAGACCCGATTCTACTACTGGGTCTGTTTTAACCAGAGGAAACGATGCAGATAGTAGTTCCGCTCAAGATAACTTACATTATTTTCTTCTTTCTGGGAGTCTTGCATAATGGCTAGTATTTTAAAAGTAGATAGTATAGGGAAAACATCAGGAGCTACTCAAGATACTATGTCTGGTATGGCAAAAGTATTTTCCTCTAATAAAACTTTATCTGGAGATACCCCAACATGGCTTCCAGATGTAGATAGTTTTAATGTAAGTTCTACTACAGATACACAAACAGGCTATGCAATTATAAATATGACAAATGGATTTAACAATACTGCTTATTCGTCCACTGGAAGTTCTGCTGGTTTCTCTGTAAACGATTTAGTAACAACTAGATATCAATCCACAACATCCACTGCTGATGATATAAGAATATATGATGGTTCATATAGGGATGCTTCTTTTAGTTATGTGGCATTTGGAGATTTAGCATGAGCAGAGCATCAGATTTAGCTAATGTAATAGCCAGTGGTTCTACTAATATTGTAGCAGAAGGTACTGCCACAACTAACTTGCAACAGGGGTTGGCGAAGGCGTGGGTTGATAAAGCGGCTAATGGTGCATCAATGAATGACAGCTTTAATATAGCTTCTTTAGATGATGATGGCACAGGAGATTTTGGGTTAAATTACACCAACAATTTTTCTACTGCAAACTATGCTGTTTTAGGTATGGCAGATGATGGTACTACGTCTACTAGTGCTATGGGTATTGATACTACTAATGGCACAAATGCCGCTGGTTCAGTAGATTTGGAAGTTTATTTTTCAAGCGGTTCATCTAATAGAACCAATTTTGACCTCAGAGCATATGTAGCAATCCACGGAGATTTAGCATAGGAGACTAAAGATGGCGTTGCCATTTTCAGCATTTTCAGAACGCCCTTACTCAGATGCTGATCAGGTAACAACCCCATCCGCAGGCACTTGGGGCGGTAGTACATGGGGTGATGCTGGCTGGGGTGGTTCGGTTCCAGTTACCGTAGCGGTTACGGGTGTTGCTGCTAGTTCTGCTCTGGGTAATGAAAGTGTCACAGGTACAGGTTCAACCACAACAACAGGAGTACAAGGCGTTGCCAATGCAGGGTCTTTAATTGTTTCTGGCGCAGCCGTAACTGGCGTATCAGGATTAGCTTCTGTAAGTGGGTTAGGTGAAGAATCTGTTGTTGGTACGGCAAATGTATCTGTAACAGGATTATCTGCCACAAGTGCTGTTGGCAACGAAACAGTATCTGCTTCAGTATCTATCGCAGTTTCAGGTCTATCTGCTACAGGATCAGTTGGCAACGAAACCGTTACTGCAAATGCTGGGGTGTCCGTAACAGGATTATCTGCTACAGGGGCAGTGGGATCTGTAACAGTATCTGTGGCATCAAATGTAACTGTTAGCGCAGTTGGCGTTTTAGCAAGGGGTAATGAAGATCTTGCTGGTGCGTTTAATGCAGAATATTTCGTTCCTGAAGATTCAAATAACCCAAACATTACCGTTGTTTCTTATGAAGCAAGTACAACTGTTTATGCCGATGGTTCTTCTTTAGGAACCATATCTTCTGCTGGAGGCACTTTATCTGTAAGTGCATCTAATTATGAAAATAAAATAATATCCGCGAATAAACCAATTACGTTACAGAACACTGAGAACGAATCCATTGGTGTTCCAACAAGTTGGGCGGGATACTCCTTTGGTATAAGAAACACAAGAACAGGTGTCAGGCTTCAAATGAGAGCCTTATTTGGCACCGCTAATGTTACCATATTTAAGGACGGAGATTTAACGACTACAACAACAGTTGCTAGTAATACCACAACTATTCAAACTTATTCCGATGACACAAGTGATCCAGAATATACAATATTCTCAGATATACCAATTATGGTATTTAAAAGTGGCAATGCTGATTTAAGCACTGACTCAAGAAGTGTCTTCCCTGCTACCACTGACTACTTATATGGCGTTTCAAGCGGATCTTCTGCTGCGGTTAGAGTAGATGGGTATGGAGGATCTAATGTTACTATATCAAGATTTGATAGTAATGGTGGAAGTGCTACGGGTAATTTAAGCACTACTACTAGCAGTGTTTTTGCTAATGGAACAGATTTTACAGGCCCAACTAATAGGGTTCAAGCTCCTAAAGACATTTCTGTTTTTTCTATTGCAGATAGTGACGGAGGAGAAAAGACTACCTATGTACCTGAAGGAACTTTTGCAAACGAATTTAGGCTTATTGAAGCGGCAGAATTTGTATGCTTTATGGGAGCCCCCGGAACAAATGCAAAAAATATCGAGGTCTATAACTCAAGTGGCAGTTTGATAGATACTGTTCAACTAGCCACCTCTAACACAGGCAGTGATTTTCCCACTAAGTTTCAACTTATATCAAACTCTACAACAGATAGTAATTTAACTCCAAATAAGAAAAGTTATGACCTTACCGCAGGAATGCGTTTTGTATCAGAAGTTCCTGTTGGAGCCATAGTAGAAGATGACGATAAAGACAATGAGAATAATTTATTAGGTCTTCGATATGCTTCTGGTGTTGAGTTTGCATTAGAACTTAACGCGATAGCAGTAGCAACAGGTGTATCTGCCACCTCTGCGTTAGGCTCAGTATCTGTGGCAGCTACTACAAATGTAGTAGTTTCTGTTACAGGAGAGTCAGCTGCCACCAGCTTGGGAAATGTAACAGTAGACCTTGTGACACCTGTAGATGTTACAGGAGAGTCAGCTACAGGAGCTATTAGTTCTGTAACAGTTGTTACTGCATTGAACATAATTGTAACACCAACAGGAGTATCCAGCACTACCGCTCTTGGTGATGAGACAATAAGCGCAGGCTCTTTAGTCATTGCTTCAGGTAATTCAGCTACCTTAGACGTAGGTAATGAAACTATTTCTGGAGGGTCTACTTTAACTCCGACAGGCGCAGAAGGAGTAGCTAATGCTGGTTCTTTAATTATCTCTGGAGCCGCAGTAACAGGGGTGTCTGGTCAAGCGTCTACCTTAAATATAGGGGATGAAACTGTTACTGGTTCAGCAAACATATTCCCAACAGGGGTGTCTGCTACAGGAAATACAGGTTCAGTAGTTATTGAATCTAAATACTCTGTAACAGGGGTGTCTTCAACTGGATTAGTTGGAGATGTTACTCTAATAGGCAATTCAAGTGTAACTGTAACAGGCGTTGAAGGAACATCATCCGTTGGTGAGGAAACCATTACAGGAGATGCAAATTTATCTGTTACAGGAATTTCTGCAAACACAACTTTAGGCACTGTTAGCGTCACAGGAACTTCAAACCATGTGCCAACAGGAGTGGAAGCGCAAGGAGAACTAGGTGATGAAACAGTAGCAATAAGTGTTACTGCTGTAGTTTCTAATGTTTCTGCGTTAACAAGTGAATTAGGTAACGAAACAGTAATTGCGGGAGCTACTGTAGATGTAACAGGGGAGGAAGCGACTTCTGCATTAGGAGACGAAACAGTTGTTGGTAATTGTATTGTTATTCCTACAGGTGTTGAAGCCACTGGCACATTAGGCAACGCAACTGTAAAAACTATAACTTTCGTTCCTGTAACAGGAGTGTTGGCTACCACGACAGTTGGTACAGTAACAGTAACAGTAACATGCGTTGTAATACCAACAGGATTGCAAAACACTGCAATTGTTGGTAATGTACTTGTGTGGGGAAGGATTGTTCCTGATCAGAATGCAAACTATTCGGAGATCAGTCCATCTCAAACACCAACTTGGAGTCAGGAGACTGCCTCTCAAACACCAAATTGGTTAGAAACAAGCGCAAGTCAATCTCCATCTTGGAGCGAAGAAAAGCCGTCACAAAACCCTAACTGGACAGAGGAAGCCGCATAATGGCAAGTTCATATACAGCAAACACAGGTATCGAAAAACCAGCTACAGGTGAACAGTCTGGTACATGGGGTGCCACAACAAACACTAATTTTGATATTATTGACCGTGCCTTGAATGGTGTAGGCACAATTACTTTATCTGGCACAACACATACTTTATCTACAAGTGATGGTGCTTTATCAGATGGGGGCTACAGAGTTCTGGTTTTAAGTGGCAGTCCTTCAGGTACAAATACTATTACGGTAAGCCCTAATGATGCTGCTAAATTTTTCGTTGTTCACAATAGTTCTGGTCAAAAAGCAATTTTTACTCAAGGCAGTGGAGCTAACGTAGAGGTTAATAATGGCGCAAAGAAAATAATATATTGTGATGGCGCAGGAAGTGGAGCCACCGTTGTAGATGTAACGGCTTCTATAGAATTAAACGCTCCTATATTAAACGCTCCTATTTTGCAAGGAACTTCCGCTTCTGCGGGTAAGATTCTATTTAAAGAAGATACTGACAACGGAACTAACTCGGCAACTTTAATTGGACCTGCAAGTACCGCAGATGTAACTCTAACCCTACCTTCAACAACAGGAACGGTTGCTTTAACAAGTCAGATTGAATCTTCTTTTCCTGCTGGAACTTCAATGTTGTTTCAGCAAACTGCTGCACCAACTGGTTGGACAAAACAGACAACGCATAATGATAAATCCCTAAGAATTGTAACAGGTTCAGTTGGCACTGGTGGTTCAGTTGCTTTTTCAACCGCGCTTGCAACACCTTCTGTAACGGGTTCATTAGCGGCTGGTAACTTGGCTGGTTCTTTGAGTGGTGACATAGGTTCAACTTCTTTATCAACAAGTCAAATGCCTTCACACACGCACAGATTTGGAAAATCAACAAATAACAGTCAAAGCCCACAGGTTGGCGCTGCTCAAAGGACGTCAGGTCAAGTAACTCAAAATGTTAACTCACTAGCAACAAGCTCTGTTGGCGGTGGCGGTTCTCACAACCACACTACAGGAAACTTGGCAGTTTCCATGTCAGGTACACCCACTATTTCTTCTGCTACAGCCACAATAAATGTGCAATACGTTGATTTTATTATAGCTAATAAAGATTAAGGTTAATCTTAATGAAAACACCAACTTTTATAGAAAATTTTGAAACAGAACAATATGAGTTTTGTGACAAAGTAGTTGATCGTTTAGAGGAGCTTTTGAGCCAAAAAGATAACCCCGAAACAAATGGTCACTTTATGGATGGTAGAGTTACTAATGGAGATGCAGCAAACAGAACTGATTTTTCTTTTGATTTTTTTGCTCTGCAAGACCCTTTAAATATTGATATGCACAATATTTTAAGAGAATTTATTCCTAAATATATTGATTTATATGCAGGATTTGGAATGCAAAGTTGTACTTCGCAAAATATGAAAGTTCAAAAAACTCCACCAAAAGGGGGTTTTCATACTTGGCATTGTGAACACGGATATGGGCAAGCATCTGAATTTAGAAATTTAACGTGGACTTTGTATTTGAATGACATACCTGAAGGAGAAGGTGAAACAGAGTTTTTAGAGTATGGTGTAAAAGTTCAACCTAAAAAAGGTCGTTTATCTTTATTCCCGGGAGCGTGGACACATACGCACAGAGGAAATCCTGTTTATAGTTGCAATAAATATATCGCAACTGGTTGGTATTACATGGTTAATTAGGAGATAAAAATGGCAAAATGGACAATAGTAGCAAATGATAATGCTATCGGTAAAGATGGCGTTTTCTATGACGGTTTAAATTTAAGTTGGCTTCCGACTAATATTTTAGCAGTGCAATCTTCAGATGGCACTACTTGTGAAATGGAAATAGGCGATAGGACTCTAGAGAAAGTTACTGCAAACCAAGAAAATGTAGCAACAAGTAGTCTTTCATGGTGGTCTAACGTGGATACAGCATGGCAAGCCGCTGATGACGCAAATGGTGAATAATGAAAATAGAGGTCAAACAAAATTGTCCTTTAAACAAATTTAAGCCTTGCAAACAATTTGATTGCGCTTGGTTTATTAATATAAAAGGAAATGATCCTAACACTGGAAAAGAGATAGAGGAATGGGGTTGTAGCATGGCATGGTTGCCAACATTATTAATTGAAAACGCACAACAATCTAGACAAACAGGGGCAGCCGTAGAGTCATTTAGAAATGAAATGGTTAAATCTAATAATGCACATTTAACATTGGTTGCAGCTGATAAGCTATTGAAAGAATAACAGATGCCCCTTACTAAGCTTCAATTTAGACCCGGAATAAATAGAGAAACCACTTCATATTCTAATGAAGGGGGGTGGGTTGATGGTGACAAGATTAGATTTAGGTTTGGCTTCCCAGAAAAAATAGGGGGTTGGAATAAATATACCTCCAGCACATATCTTGGAACACCAAGAACCTTACATGCTTGGATCACTTTAGCAAGTGATAGATATCTAGCTATTGGTACAAATGTAAAATACTACATTGAATCAGGGGGATCTTTTAACGATATAACACCTGTTAGGCTCACGGTCCGACAGCCGTTTAGTGTTACTGGAGTAGCCTCGACCACTGGAATAGGGACGGCAACAGTGTTTCTTCCAGTTAGCACAACTATCGAAACAACAGGTGTTTCAGCAACTACTTCTTTAGGACTCGTTTCAGTTTCATTTGGAGCAGGAGCCCCATTATTTGGTACTGGTTTAGTTGGAGATGTTAGTTTTGGAGGGGACGTCATCACACAAGAAAATCCAGTTGTTCCAGTGGGAGACTAAATAAATGTCCTTAATTACTTTTACCACAACTTCTGGAAGCTCTACTGTAACAGTTAATCATTCAAATCATGGCGCGGTAACGGGTAGTTTTGTTATTTTCTCAAATATAACTTTTGGGTCTGGTTCGACTTACGATAGTTTAATAGCTCTCTTAACAGGAGAGTTTGAGATAACTGTTGCAAGTGGAAGCACTTACACAGTTACACTTTCTTCAAACGCTGGGTTTGATTTAACAACCGCTGGAGCTTGCGATGCAGATTACTTACTTAATAAAGGAAGTGTTTCTCAATTATTAGGAACGGGTTGGGGGGCTGACTCTTGGGGCGCAGGAGGTTGGGGTCTAGCAGCTAGTGAGGCTATTACACTAGATGAAGCTTTACGCATGTGGAAACAAGATAATTTTGGAGAAGACTTGATAATACTTCCTCAAAACGGCTTATTATATTATTGGGATAAAACTCAAGGCTTTAGCTCTAGAGCTTTTCCTATAACTCAAAGAGATTCTAACGCGCCTACCATTAGCAGAAATGTTATAGTGTCTGATAGAGACAGACATGTAATAACTTTTGGGACAACACCCTTTGGAAGCACTAAGCTAGATCCTCTTCTAATTCGTTTTAGCAGTCAAGAAGACCCTTTTGATTGGACACCTACTGCAACAAACACTGCTGGAGATTTAAGGGTTGGGTCAGGCTCTGAAATTATTGCCGCTGTTGAAACAAGGCGAGAAATTATAGTTATAACAGACACAAGTGTGCATTCTTTGCAGTTTATTGGCCCACCTTTTACGTTTGGCATTTCTCAAGTGTCTGGAAACATTACAATAAGAAACACCAATGCTGCCATAGCAAACAATGATACAGTTTTTTGGATGGGTGTGGATCGTTTTTACTTATATGATGGGCGCGTTCAACCTATACCTTGCACAGTGAAAGACTATGTGTTTGAAGATTTTGATACTACCAACAGTGAAAAAGTAATAGCTGGTTTAAATACTGCTTACGGGGAGGTTGTTTGGTATTATCCTTCTGAGTCTGGAGGAACAGGAGAAAACGACAGGTATGTAATTTATAATTACGAGGAAAAAGTTTGGTATTATGGCAACTTAGCTAGATCTGCTTGGTTAGATAGAGGTATATATGAATATCCTTTTGGAGCGACAACTGCTACTGATTCTGTTGCAGCTAGTCAATTGTATACACACGAGTTTGGCAACAACGCAGACGACTTGGCTTTGACTGCGTTTATTGACTCCAGCCCTATAGACATAGCAGATGGAGAACAATTTGCTTTGATCCGTAGGTTTATTCCTGATATTGACTTTTCAAGTTCTACTACGGGTGCAACAAAAGAAGCTACTTATACGTTAAAAGGACAGAGATATCCCGGAACAGGGTTTACAACAAACGATGCTTTTACTGTTAGTAGCACCACTGAACAGAAAAACTCTCGTGTTAGAGGTCGATCTTTTGGTATTAAAGTTCAAAGTAGTGGTTCTGGTGTTGCTTGGAGACTAGGCTCGAATCGTGTAGATGTTAAAACAGATGGCAGAAGATGAGTAGAGAATTAGTACCACCACAGTTTTCTGTACCGCCCGAAGAGTACGATAGAACGTATTTTGATGATATGGTTCGCAGTTTGTCTCAACTTGTGATACAACTAAATAACCCAGGTGAGTTAAGGGGTACTAAAATAACTCTCACTGACTTACCTATATCTCCTTCTGGACTTGAAACAGGAGCATTGTATAATGATAACGGAACTATTAAGGTAGTGACATGAATTTAGGTGATTTAGTAAAAACAATAGCTCCAGTTGTTGCAGGAGCGTATTTAGGCCCTGTAGGTGGTGCTGTTGCTTCTGGTTTAGGGGCAGTTGCTACTGGCGGAAAACCAAAAGATGCTCTAAGATATGCATTGCTTTCTGGTCTTGGTGGAGTAGGGGCGCAAAAATTTTTTCCTGCGGCTGCCGTGGAAGAAGAGGCAACAAAAAACATTTTGAGTCAAGTAGCTGGTTCTGATAGAGGCGGTTTTTTAAACAGACCTATGGTACAACAAGCAGCAAAACAAGCTATAGCAGCCCCAGAAGCAAAAACAATTTCAGGGGAACTCCTTTCTTCATTAGGTTATGCAGGCACAGAAGACGACCCAAACTTACTCTTTAAAGTTTTGAATACAGATTTAGGACAAGGAATTGGTGCTGGATTATTAGCTCAGTTGCTATCTGGTTTGGGAGAAGAAGAAGACACAAGGTCAGAATTTGAAAAAAGACCTTTTGGCGCTGGTGGACCAGGTGGGCAAATCGGTGGCATAAATTACATGGCGGATGGTGGAGACACATATTTCCCTAGACGCAATGGCGGTATAAGCCCTAGCGAGGGCTCTGGTACGAAAGATGATGTTCCAGCTATGTTAATGGCTGGTGAGTTTGTTATGACCCGTGATGCTGTTGAGGGCGCAGGAAATGGGGATATTAACCAAGGCATCAATCGTATGTATAATATGATGGATAATTTTGAGAGGATGTCATAATGGCAGTCACTAATGAAACTCAAAGACTCGCCCCTTACTTAGAAGGTCTTGAAAGAAGAATATTGCAAACTGCCTTTGGTATGTTTGATGGTTCTGAACAAACATCACCTGGTTTATTAGATCAGCCACTTCAGCTTCCTGAGTATCAAATAGCAGGGCTTGACCCGTTACAAAATGCTGCTATGCAGCAAGCGCAAGCGCAGTTCGGTTCTTTCCAGCCATACTTGCAAGCTGGCGCTGAAGGAACACAATTAGGAATTGGCGCGGCACTTTCGGGATTAGGATTTTTAAGACCCGATGCCGCACAGCAATTTATGAACCCTTATCAGTCCAATGTTATTGACGAAATAAATA